CACCTCAGTATCCCAGTTTTGGGGTATATCATTACGAGGTGGTGGGGGATTACTTAGCTAGCCTAATTAGTACGCCACCGGCAACAAAGGTGACGCTTGCTGAAAAAGCAGCTATGGCGCGCGAAGCAAAAATTGGCTTTCTTGGGAAGGTACGAGAGATCGTTAATCCCTTCCAAGCTCTACCTTTTCTAGGTGAGCTCAAGGAAACTATCTCCATGGTGAGGCATCCTTTAAAAGGGATTACCTCTCACACTCGGAAGTACTACAAGAGAGCGCGGCGGATCCTGGTCCGAAAGGGCTCAGGCGCCATCGCGCGAGATCTTAATAGTGCTTACCTCCAGTGGACTTACGGCGTAGCGCCTCTCATCGGTGATATTGCCAATATCGGTGAGGCTGTAAAGCGACTGGTTGAAGGCGAGGACAAAGACGTCCCCGTTATCATGACAGTCAAGCGCGAGTGGATTGCGGAGAGCACCTTCTTCATTGGTGGTGTTTCACCAAGTTCCGCGCCAATTGGAATATCTAGGCAGGTGACTGCCCAGGACTCCTACCGCATTAAGGGGGCTGTACGTAAGGAAATCCTTAGTGCAAACTCCCCTGAAAGCTACAGATTCGACTTGGGGATCTCTCTGAGCGAGTTTGTTCCAACTGCGTGGGAACTCCTGCCCTACTCCTTCCTCGTCGATTACTTCACAAACGTCGGCGATGTGCTTGGAGCGCTTTTCACCTCCCATCGGGCTATCCGCTACTATTGGGCCTCTGACAAGTACGAGCTCCGCGGTATTATTGCGGGTGTCGCACTCCCTCAGTTAGGCTACACTAAGTCGCGTTCCGGCTCATCGGTCGCTAACTTTAGATACGTTAGCTTTAAACGTGAAAAGCCAGATCTGTCAGTCAGCATAGCTGATCTGTCACTCCGCCACCCCACTGTAAAACAGTGGTGTAATACAACTTCTTTGGCTTTAGCCAGGATGTGAGAAACTTCCATGTCATTCACTCTAGTATCGCCTGTTACAGGCGCACCCGTAGTTGGATATCTTACGAGTCCGACTTACACATTGGCCCTGGATTCCATTGCAGGGGCTGGTTTGTCAAAACAGTACGTTGTGACAAGTTTGGGTGGCACACAAACTGACGTGTCAACCCATAGTGCTTCTTCTCCTTTTGCGGTCAGTATGACGCGTCCGGCTAAGTTCAAAGGGCTCTCGCCCTTGAACGCGTCGGGCCAACTTCCCGGTGTTCCTAGGAACGTCTGGAAGATGATTATGGCGAAGGGTGCGACTCCCTTTACAGGGCAGTCGCCCGTGAATTTCCTAATACGGACGGAGCTTTCCGTTCCGGCCGGCGTGGATGTGACTGACCCCAACGAACTCGCTGCGGGTATATCACTTTACGGTGGTATCTTCAACGCTTACGCGAAAGATATCGTCGAGTCCCTCCGGTATGGCATTCTCTAGCCCACCCCGATCAAAACGACCCCTATTAGAGGCGTTTCCATGGAACCCGGTGCTTTTAGTACTGCTCTTTTTGATGCATTGTGTGACGACATTCTTCATCGTCGACTGGAATCTCAGCTTCGATTCGGTGGTGTCCAAATCCCTCCAGAGGTCTCTGACCCTAGAGTGTATGCCGGATACGCCCTCCTCAACTCCATCTTCAAAAAGACGGAATTAGAGGTCGATATATTAGCTGAGGCCAAGACGCTCGATTCGTTCCTTGCGGCGAACCAAGCTTGTAAGGAATGGAAGCTTGATCTTGCTAGCTATACTCCTGACGTAGCATTCGCGATAAGCGAAGCCCGTCTGTTGTTAGGTGAGTGGTTGGAGCCTCACTCAGGCACTGACTGCGAGCTGAATATGGCCTCGATTGAGCGAGCGGCCAGGTTTGGACCTGGCGCGAGTGTCGGGTTTGGCCGGAGACCGACTTTGTACTACTTTAAAGTCGGGGACGGTCCCCACACTTGTACTAGCGACTTCATACGATCCTGGTATGAACTGTCCGTCCGAAATAATCCGCTGTGCGAAAGCGCCGAGATGGCGAGAACAGCACGGCACGGGCGGGCTGATGTCCGCATTGCTGGTAGTTTGGCTTTTGTGCCGAAATCCTACGCATCTATGAGGACGACTGTAACAGAGCCATCGCTAAATACATATTTCCAGCTTGGAGCTGGAGAAGTCATCGCTGACGTCCTTAAAAGGCGCGTCAATATCGACCTGCACACGCAGAGCGTTGTGAATTCTGCTCTCGCATGCGCCGGTTCGAAAGATGGCTCAATGGCAACTGTCGACTTGAAACAGTGCAGCGATTACATATCGCTTGCCATGGTGGACTACATGTTTCCAAAGTCCGCCGTGCGATGGTTTGAAAATCTGCGCACGCCGTTTATCACGACTACGCAGGGTCCGTTGTTGTTATGGATGTGCTCCACAATGGGGAATGGCTTTACCTTCCCCCTGCAGACAATCCTTCTAACGGCGGTTGTCCTTGGAACCTATCGCGTACTGGATGTAAAACCAGTCATGCGTGGGAACCATCGCAATTTTGGCGTCTTCGGCGACGACATAGCCGTCGAAACGCGTACCGTGAACCTCCTTTTCAAGTGCCTTCGAGCACTTGGTTTGGTTGTGAATGAAGAGAAAAGTTATGCAGACGGTTGTTTTCGCGAGTCCTGCGGGGCCGACTTTTTTGACGGCTTCCCTGTGCGTGGCGTATACGTCAAAACGTACGCAACGGTCCAGGACTACTTCTCCATTTATAACCGTCTTGCCGTTTGGTCCTCACGGACTGGCGTGCCCATTCCTAGCGCTCTTAAATTTGTATTAAGCGCTATCCCGTCTAACAAACGCGGTCAGTTCGTCCCACCTGATGAAGGTGTGACGGCTGGGATCTGGTCACCATTCCCTCCGGGTTTGGTTGATCAGAATCGCTGGGTGTACAACTGCGACATCCCGCGGCCCGACTCATTTTCATTTGAGCCGTGGTACAGGCATCCCGCTGACGTCTTCTCTGCACCAAAGGCGTATAGCAAATGGCTTAAGAAGTTGCATGAGTTATGCGGCGGGTCTCTCAACGAGCCTGCTGTCCTCAAGGCAGCTCTTTATGGAGGGGTTAGGAGCGGGTCTATTACACCACGAGGTGAAAAGATCCGTTACAAATGCGTTGCTAGGATGACCCCGCGGTGGGGTTACACTGAGCAACCTTTGCTTCAAGGATTTGAGGCAAAAGAGTTGGTCCGTTGGCAACTAATGATAGATGCCAGCATGGCCTAACACTGTCTCATGGAGAGCGGTGCACCTAAGTAAGGAACTCTCGACGCTGGGGCTTCAGTATAAAAAC